GGTTATTCGCGATGCACACAAGTTTTGTAGCGACAGGAACTATAAATGATGGTTATGAACGTGGTACAAGATGGCATCAATTAAAGACGTAGCAAAACACTTGGATATCACGCCAAAGCACATGACAAAGCTATTTAGCGATAATGTGTTGATAAAATCACATAAAAAAACTGGGCAAGATATAGATGAATGTCGTGTCCGTTACATAAGATATTTGAGAGCAAGAGGAAAGGGTTTACACAACAACTCTTCTGATCTAAACGAAGAAAAAACCAGACTAACAAAAGCACAAGCCGATAGAGCAGAACTAGAGCTACAAGAAAAAGAAGCAGATCTAATATCGACAGACACAATCAAAACGATATGGTCAGACTATGTAGCAAATGTTAGAAGCAAACTATTAGCCTTACCATCGAAGTTAGGACATCTTACTCAAGCTGCTGAAACTTATGCGGAAGCAGAAGCCATTATCAAAGAATCAGTTTACGAATGTTTGGAAGAACTATCAGAAGATGCAACAGCTAAATCGAGTTTGGAAAGTACTGAGTGATTTGTGGCGACCACCGCCAAACTTGCAAGTAGATCAGTGGGCTGATAGATACAGAAAACTGTCAACAGAATCATCAGCCGAAGCAGGACAGTGGCGGACAGATCGAGTGCCATTCCAACGTGAGATTATGCAAGTCATCAACGACCCGAGTGTCGAAGAGATAGTATTCATAAAATCAGCACAAGTTGGCGCAACTGAAATCTTACTTAACACTATTGGCTACTACATTGACCAAGAACCATCGACCATACTTTGCATACAGCCATCTTTGTCTATGGCACAAGCTTTTAGTAAAGACAGACTAGCGCCCATGCTTAGAGATACACCTAATCTAAAAGGTAAGGTCAAAGACCCCAGATCGAGAGATGCTGAAAACACAACTCTACACAAAAAGTATGCAGGTGGTCATATCACAATGGTCGGTGCAAACTCTGCCTCTGGTCTAGCTTCAAGACCTATCAGAATATTATTGTGTGACGAGGTTGACCGCTATCCGCCAAGTGCAGGTAGTGAGGGCGATCCCATATTGTTAGGACGTAAAAGAACTACAACATTTTGGAATCGTAAAATCATAATGACATCAACACCAACAATAAAAGGCTTATCGAGAATAGAAAAAGCATACGAGGAATCAGATAAAAGAACATACCAAGTACCATGCCCAGAATGTAACCAAAAACAAGAATTAAAATGGCAGCATATAACATGGCTTGAAAACCAACCAGAAACAGCAGCCTTATCATGTCAACATTGTGGCTCAGTTATACCTGAAAGTAAAAAACAATTCATGTTACAGAATGGTGAGTGGGTCGCACAGAACCCTTCAGCAAAGAAAGTCGGCTTTCATATTTCAGAGCTATATTCACCTTTTCGTACTTGGGTAGAGCTTGTCGAGGATTTTTTGGAAGCTAAGAAATCACCCGAACTACTACAAACTTTCATCAATACAACATTAGGTGAAACATGGGAAGAACAAGGTGAAGAAGTAGCTGCAGAGGGCTTGATGGCTAAGTGTGAACAATACAACCATGAAGTTGTGCCAAATGAAGTTGCTGTACTGACAGCAGGTATCGATACCCAAAAAGATCGACTGGAAATACAAGTCATAGGCTGGGCTGAGAATCAAGAAGCTTGGGTAGTAGAGTATAAAATAATTTGGGGCAATCCAGCGACCAAAGAAGTTTGGCAAGAACTAGATGCCTACCTTAAAGAAGTTTTTACTAAAGAAGATGGCAGTAAACTGACTATTGCTTGTACTGCAATCGACAGCGGTGGTCATCATACAGATCAAGTCTATGCTTACTGTCGTGGTCGCAATCAAAGACGTATCTTTGCTATCAAGGGTAGCAACCAAGCTAACAAACCAATAGCTTCTCGACCTACTTTTGTCGGTAGAAGAAGAACAGCACTGTATTCAATCGGTACAGATACCGCTAAAGAGTTTATACACGCTAGACTAAAAGACGAAGATACCAACCTGATACACTTTCCGAATACAGTCGATGATGAATATTTTAAGCAACTGACAGCAGAAAAGAAGATAAGCAAATTCGTTCGTGGTCGAAAAACAGTCGTTTGGAAGCAGACCAGAGAGCGTAATGAAGCGTTAGATACCTTTGTGTATGGCTTGGCTGCTTTGCACATCTTACAGCCTGATTTTAAGGCTCTAATAGGCAAAAAAGAGGCAAGAGAACCACAAATACAGCCACAAAAACCAGATTATTTGAATCGAAGAAGAAGATTAATGCGAAGAAAACAGTCCAACTTTGTCACTTCTTGGAAAGATTAAGGCTATAATCTAGGGTAAACTATTGACATGAGCAACATTTTCGACAGGGTCAACTATCCGACACAAGAGCCAGATACCCTCGTGGTAGGCGACAGATGGGTTTGGCGTAGAGATGATCTTGTTTCTGACTATCCGCTTGACGAGTATGCTCTTGAGTACAGATTCACAGAAGATAGTACAGGCAACACTAATGCTTTTACGATCGCAGCAACAGAAGCAGAATCTACTTACTTGGTCGAAATAGCAAGTGCTGTCACAGCTAGTCTGACAGCAGGTGATTATCAATGGGCAGCTTTTATAATTAGATCATCTGACAATCAGCGTGTAGTCATAGATCAGGGTCGCACAGAAATACTACCCAACTTACAGAACACGACAGCAGACTTGCGAAGTCATGCCAAGAAAGTGCTAGATGCTATCGAAGCTGTGTTAGAGAACAGAGCATCACAAGATCAAATGTCTTACTCAATAGCAGGTCGTAGTCTGTCAAGAATGTCGATTGATGATTTGATGACTTTTAGAAATAGATACAGAGCCGAGTATCTTAGAGAAATAAAACTTGCTCGTATCAAAAACAAACAAGATTCTGGCAACACAATCAAAGTGAGATTCTAATGGCAATTTGGGATAACCTTTTCAAACAAAGAAAAAAACAAATCAAACTCAGAAGAAGCTACAAAGCAGCTTCAAACGCTAATATCTTTTCCGACTTTATCGGCATATCTAGTAATGCAGATAGCACTATACGTTTTAATTTACGAAAAATAAGAGATAGATGTCGTGAACAAGCGAGAAACAACGATTATGCCAAGCGTTATTTACAGCTTATGACTACTAATGTAGTGGGTCAGAATGGTATTAGAATACAATCTAAGGCAAGAAACGAAGATGGCTCACTAGATTTTATTGGCAACCAAGTGATTGAGAACGCTTGGAAACAGTGGTCAAAGAAAGGTAACTGTACTGTTGATGGTAAGTTGTCTTTTGTCGATGCGCAAAAGCTGTTCATAGAATCACTTGCTAGAGATGGCGAGGTCTTAGTCAGACATATCACTACTAACAATCCACTTGATCCTTACAAAATCCAGTTCTTAGATGCCGATTATCTTGATGAAGAAGAAAATCAAGTAATGAAAAATGGCGAAGAAACTATTATGGGTGTCAAGCTTGATGCCAATGGTAAGCCAAAATCATATCTATTGTTCAAAGATCACCCACACAATCAATACTTCGGTAACTACAATAGAGAGCATATTGAGCTACCAGCGGATCAGCTTATACACGCTTATGTGCCAGAAAGAGCAGAACAAACAAGAGGTGTGCCTTTTATGACTACAGCACTAACACGTTTAAAAATGCTCGATGGCTACGAGGAAGCTGAGTTAGTAGCAGCTAGAGTAGGCGCAAGTAAGATGGGTTTCTTTACTTCTCAAAGTGGCGATCAATATACAGGCGATGATTTAGAAGATGATTACACTCCAATAATGAACGCTGAAGCAGGTACATTCGAGCAACTACCTGATGGTATGGATTTTAAATCTTTCGACCCTCAACACCCAGCATCAGGATTTGATAGCTTTCATAAGTCTGTGCTTAGAGGTATAGCTTCTGGGCTTGGTGTCAGCTACGTCTCACTTGCTAATAACTTAGAGGGTGTAAACTATTCATCAATCAGACAAGGCACACTAGAAGAAAGAGACAACTTTAGAATTATGCAAAGATTTATGATTGAGCATTTTATCCAACCAGTTTTTGATAAGTGGTTATTACAAACCATGTCATTCAAAGATGATTTCTTACTACCACCTGATAAGTACAACAAATTTGCTAATAACATAGTCTATATTCCTAGAAGCTGGGGTTGGATTGACCCTGTTAAAGAAGTCAAAGCTAATGTGGATGGTCTCAATGCTGGGGTAGTCACTATGCAAGATGTCCAAGCCAACTATGGTCGTGACGTTGAAGAGTTGTTTGAACAACATCAAAGAGAAGAAGAACTAGCCAAACAATACGACATTCAAACAGCTTATCAGCCATTTGGTGCTATGAAGATGCCAGTAGATGCTGTTGTGCAAGACGATGGTGAGGCAGACGATGGCGACTAATTTTCCCAAACAAGGTGATGACAAAAAGATCTCGTTACGAAACAGTAACTATCCTCTGTTCGATAGAAGATTCGCAGCATCAATTAAGAAAGACGACCCTAAGATTTGGAAAGCTGGGGGCAATATAGAGGGCAATAACTCTTACAACTTATTGCTCAGAGCTTTAGATGGCGATGACAGCCCAGCAGTTATTAGAAAAATAAAAGAACGTGAAGCATGGGCAGCACGACATTTTGAAGATGGCGCACAATTTAAATCAGGTGATAAGAAAGCTAGACCATCGAACATAGCTGGGGTTGTCGCCCAGATCAAATGGTTGGTCATAGGTACATTAGGTGAGCAAAAGATGAAAGATGTTATCTTAGAAGCAGTGAAATACCTTGAGGATAAGGAAGATCGTGCTATGGAAAGACAAGTATCAGCTACAGTAGAGAAAGGTCTGCGCAAAAAAGTAGAAGATCACAACGAAGAATATGGCAACGATAAAAGAAAAAGAGCAACGTATCGTATGCTCCGTGCTGTATTTTTACGAGGTATAGGCGCATATAAAACTAACCCTGGTTCAGTCAGACCATCTGTACAATCACCTGAACAATGGGCTTATGCCAGAGTAAATGCTTTCATGTTTGCCCTCAGAAACCTTAGATTCCCAAGCAAGAATAAATTCGACACTGACTTATTACCTAAAGCTCACCCTTTATCTTCTGATGAAAATGGTGATAGAATACAAAATATGGACACAGAAGCTAGGCAAGAAACCATAGAATACAAAGTCGTTATTAAAGAAGGCGAAAACAAATATGGAGAGGGTAATAAATTTTACTTGGATGGTGAGCTTTCGCCAAGACTGGTGATGTTATCAGGTGATACCTATATTTTCGATTTATCCGATAGATCAAATGCTTCTCATGCTTTACGCTTATCCGTTACAGAAGATGGCACACATGGCGATGGCGAGGCATATACCGATGGTGTAGAAATCATGGGTAAAGCTGGTGAAGAAGGCGCTCAACTTAAAATAACTGTTTCAGATGATACACCAGATCTTTACTATTACTGTGTCAATCATGCAGGTATGGGTGGCAAAATTGAAACTAGAGAAGTAGAAGAAACTCGACCTTATCATGACGAAGAAGAAGAAGAAAAAGCTCATCACGAAGATGAAGAAAAAGGCATGAAAGACGAAGATGACAGAGCAGAGCTAGACCAAGAGATAAGAGACTTCTATGCCGAAGATGGTCTAAGACGTGATTTTGAATTCGATAGAAACAAAATTGACGAAGAAAAAAGAACAGTGGTTATAGGTGTGTCAAGCGAAGAACCAGTACAAAGAAGATTTGGTTTTGAAGTGCTTGGACATAAAGAAGATGAAATAGATATGGATTTTATGGCAAGTGGTAGAAGTCCATTATTGTTAGACCACGATGCCAGTAAACAAATAGGGGTAGTAGAAGAATTTGCTATCGACCCAGAAAACAAAAGAACAGTAGCCAAAGTAAGATTTTCAAAGAACAGAATGGCAGATGAAGTCTTTGAAGATGTCAAAGATGGCATACGACAGAACATATCCGTTGGCTATCAAGTCAACAGTATGCAGAAGGAAGATGAAGAAAGAGAGGGTGTTCCTGTCTATCGAGTTAATTCTTGGTCTCCTTTGGAAGTTTCAGCAGTCAGCGTACCAGCAGACCAGTCACGTTTAGTTGGCTTCGCTAGATCTAAAGAAACACCAAAAATAACTATTAATTCAAATAAGGATAAAATTATGGAAAACGTAGAAAATAATACTCCAGAAGTGAATCCTGAAGAGTTAAGAAAACAATTTGCACAAGAAGCAAAGCAAATTAGCGACCTTGGACAACAACATGGACAAGCTGGATTAGCTAAAGATGCTATTGCTAAAGGCATGAGACTTAACGAATTTCAGAATGAACTTTTGAAAGCATTAGAAAGCAAACCTCTTGATTTACCTTCTGACGTTGATATGAAAACTGAAGAGAAAAGAGAATACTCTTTACTTAAGGCTATTCAAGAATCAGCGAATGGCAATCTAACAGGTCTCGAAAGAGAAGTGTCAGACGAAATTGCTCACAGAACAGGCAAAGCAGCAAGAGGATTTTATATGCCAACTAATATTGGTTTCGGCAAAAGAGACCAAACAGTTGGATCAAACAGTGGCGGTGGCTTCTTAAAAGGCACAGATCATCTGGCCAACGAATTTATCGAAGCTGTTTATGCAAAATTGGTCATAGGCGCGGCTGGGGCTAGGACCTTAACCGGTTTAAAAGGGGACGTGGCGATACCGAAACTATCTGCTTCTGTCACAAACTCAGCTTTTGTAGCAGAAAATGCAGCTCCAAGTGAAGGTTCAGCTACTTTTGCACAAGTAACAATGTCACCAAAAACTTTGGCAGCATTTATAGATGTTTCAAGAAAGCTTATGCTTCAATCTGATCCGTCAGTCGAAGCTGTATTGAGAGAAGATATCATCAATACTTTTGCTAGAAAGATCGATGAAGTAGCTATCGAAGGTGGTGCAAGTAATCACCCAAGCGGTATTATTGCTTCTGTATCTAACAATATTGTAGGTCTTGGCTCAAATGGTGCAGCAATAGCTTATACAAATATTGTTGAGTTGATAAAAGCAGTAGAAGAAGATAACGCTATCAGAAATGATGCCTCAACTAAGTTCTTAGGTAATTCAAAAGTTACAGCTAAATTAAGAACAACTGCAAAACAAAGCAGTGGTGTTGAGGGTAACTTCATATTAGAGCCTAACAATACAATGCTAGGATATGATTATCTATCATCCTCATTAGTGCCATCTGACCTAAGTAAAGGTTCAGGTAGCAACTTGTCAGCTTTAATATTTGGTGACTTCAGTCAGGTCTTACTTGGGTATTACTCAGGTGTTGACGTTGTTGTAGATCCATACACAGGATCAAGTGCAGGTACTACCAGACTTGCCTTCTTCCAAGATATGGATGTTGCAATTAGAGACGAAAATGCTTTTGCAGTATGTAAAGACATTGTCACTACTTAATTAGGCAACACTTAATGTCTAGGGCTACTTCGGTAGCCCTTTTTTATGTATAATCGAAATATGAAAGAAAAAAGAGTTAAGTTCGAGGTCAATCAGACTTTTTATTATGCAGGTGACAAATACCTATCAGGCGATGTGGTAGAGTTACTTGAAACAGAAGTTGCGGAATGGGAAGCAAAAGGTTTTGGCAAGGCAGCCAAAGCAAAACCGAAGAAGAGTAAATAATGGAAGTAACAGCTACAAGAAAAGTATATTACAACGGAAACTGGTACGATGCTGGAGATCTGTTTGAATGTAATCCAAAAGATTATGAAGGTTTACAGGCAGCAGGTGTCGAAGAAGTAAAAGGTAAAAGCAGAGCCAAATCCGATAAAGCAGCTAAAGATTTGAAAACTAGATAATGGCGCTAGAGACAGCACAAGATTTGTTGAATTTTTTCGACACAGAAACTCATGGCTCAAATGCTACTGTTACTATCAATGGTTCTGCTTCGACTATTAGTGTCATAATTAACAAAGAATATTTTGCTATAGCAGGTGAATCAGTTGACGTTGATGGCACACAACCAGTCGTAACTTGCAGATCTTCAGACGTTACAAATATAGACACAGCAGATACCATAGCTATAGATGGTATAACTTACAACATAGTCAACATACAGCCTGATGGTACAGGCACAACAACCTTAATATTACAGGATTAATATGCTTAAAAATCTCATTAGCACAATAGCTCCAGCGTTAGGATCGGCACTCGGCTCACCCCTAGGTGGGGCAGCAGTCAGCATGATAGCAGAGAAGCTAGGTGTGCCGAACAATCAAAAAGCAGTAGAGAAAGCCATACAACAAGCCACACCAGAACAGTTACTAGAACTCAAAAAGGTCGAGAAAGACTTCGAAGTTAAGATGAAAGAGCTTGATGTCGATGTTTTTAAACTAGAAACTCAGGACGTACAGAACGCCAGAAAGACCTTTGCCTCTGATTGGACATCCAAGTTTATGGGTTTATTGGTAATCTGCGGCTTCTTAGGATATATCTTTTTAGTCACTTTACAGCCACCAGAACAGAACTCCGAGGCTCTTATCAACCTTGTGCTTGGTTACTTAGGTGGTTTGGCTAGTGCAATCATATCTTTCTACTTTGGCGCTTCACATACTAAAGATAAAGACTGATGGCACACAAAAGACAATCTATTAGGGAAAGGGTAGCTAGTACACTAACAGGTTTGACTACCACAGGCTCTAATGTCTTTCAGAGCAGAGTTTATCCCATAGAGAATACCAAACTACCATGTTTGTTGATATACACCAGAGAAGAGACCTCAGAGCCTTTGATAATGAATCCGCCTAGAACAATAGAAAAAGTTTTATCTTTGGTCGTTGAGGGTTACGTCAAAGCAAACACCAACTTTGACGATACAATAGATACCATTTGTGAGGAAGTGGAAGAAGCTTTGTTTACAGATAGATTGATAAATGATTTAGCTTTAGATAGCTTTTTAGTCAACACAGATATATCATATAACGGAGAAGGTGATAATCCGTTAGGAATTGTTGTAATGACATTTCAAATAACTTATCATCATACAGAAGGAAGTATTTAATTATGGCAACTTTTTCAGGTTCAGCAGGTGTGGTAAAAGCAGGTGGTAACGCTATTGGCGAAATCAGATCTTTCACTGTCGATCAAACAGGTGACACAGTAGAAGATACGGCGATGGGCGATACTTCAAGAAGCTTTGTACCTACTCTAAATACATTTACAGCGTCTATTGATGCGCTCTTCGATGACACAGATACAGCACAAACCGCTATGACAATCGGAAGTAGTCTAGCGTTTTTGTTCCAACCAGAAGGCAGTGGTTCAGGTGCATACCAACTATCAGGATCAGGGATCGTGACAGGGATATCACAATCACAGAGCTTTGATGGTTTAGTAGAAAGGTCATTCACAGTACAAGGTACTGGCGCATTAACTATCGGCACTGCATAGTATTGAAAGCAATAGAACGAGCTAAAGCGCATTTTGACAGTCTTGATGTCAAAAAAATACTTGTACCTGAGTGGGGTGACGATAATGCACCCCTAGAAATCTACGCAAAACCCCTTACGCTGCAAGAAACCTCAAAGCTTTATGCTATGGCGAAAGACAATGAGATGACTATGTTAGCTTATGTCTTAATATATAAAGCACTAGATGCCAATGGCGATCAAATCTTTTCTCTAGAAGATAAACAAACACTGCTTACCAAAGTAGATCGCAATGTCCTAATCAGAGTATCTAACGAAATCATGGCAGAGCAGCCAGAAGAAGAAGTAAAAAAAAGTTAACAGACGATCACAACCTCTACAACCAATTTCAACTAGCTGAATTGCTAGGCAAGTCTCTGCATGAGATACAGCAAATGTCTATAGAAGAATACCAATTATGGACAGCTTACTTTAGAATAAAAGCAGAAAGACAAAAAAATGGCTAGTCAAAGTTACAAAATTCTAATCTCTGCAAAAGATAAAGCCAGTGGCACATTTAAGAGCTTAGGCAAAGCAGCAGGTGGCGCAAGTAAAGTTGTCGGTGGTTTGACTAAGGGTGTAGCAACAGCAGCAGTAGCTCTAACAGCAGCCTCAGTCGCAGTTGCAGCTATAGCACGAAGTTCTTTTGAGTTTGCAGACGCTATCGGCAAAGTCTCGACTAGAACAGGTATAGCCACAGATACAGTACAAGCTTTTCAAATAGCAGCAGTTGAATCAGGATCTTCTGTTGAGATAGCCAACAAATCCTTAGAAAAATTTACACGATCTGTTGGTGATGCGCAAAGAGGATTAAAAACTCAAGCTGATATTTTTAAAGACTTGGGAGTTTCAATTACAGATGCTAATGGTGCTACTAAGAGTATGGATGTCTTGCTCAGAGAAGTATCAGATGGTATGGCAGGTTTGCAATCACAATCAGAGAAAGCCACAGTAGCAGCGAACTTATTTGGTCGTGCTGGTATTCAAATAGTAGATATTTTGGATAATGGCGGTGCTTCGTTCGATGCTTTCATAGACAAAGCAAAGGACTATGGTTTGATACTAAGTGAAAAAGGCATAAGGCAGTCAGAAAAATTTAACGACACCTTAGCTTTTATAAACAGGCAATTTAAAACTGCTACAGCAGCAATATCCATAGCTTTTTTACCCATCTTGCAACATCTAGCTACAGCTTTCAAAGAATTGACAGCCGCGACTGTAGCTGGTGATGCTGGTGTTATGAAGTTTGGTGAGAACATAAGAGACAAAGTGTTAAATATGTTTGATGCTTTTCTTAGAAGCATTGCCGACATACTAGATAGCTTCCATCAGTTCAGAATACGTTTAGTAGGTCTTGAGGCTAACTTAACAAACATGGCAACCAGAGCAGAATCCGCTGGTAATGCTTTGGCATTTATGGCTCATGCAGCGCTTGGTAACGTAGGTGAGATGGCTAAATTAGCTACCAAAATGTTTGTAGCAAGTCATAGAATTGTTGATGCAGATGAAGCTATGCAAAAGTTCGCAGATTCAAATGTGTCTGGTGGTGATGCTGTAAGGGGTTTTGCAGATGACTTACAAAAAAGATTAGTCAAGATACTAGGTGAAAATAACGAAGAAGTTACAAACCTAGTTGATTCTTACAAAGCTTTATTTACTGGTATTGAAACTGGTATTACAGACTTACAAAGTCCGTTAGATGTTTATGAAGATCAGCTCACAAATGCACAAACCAGAACCAAAGATTTTGAAAATACAGCAGTTAATGCTTTTAAGAAAGCAGAAGATGCTTTAGTAGATTTCGTCAAAACAGGTAAACTAGATTTCAAAGACCTCATAGATTCTTTGTTATCAGATTTAGTAAGATTTGAAATCAGACAAAAATTTATTACACCTATGTTCGAAAGTTTTAAATCAAATAGAGATAGTGGTAGGGGTTTCTTTTCATCTTTTTTCGATGGTCTTGGTACACTTTTCGGATTTGATGGTGAAGGCGGTGGTTTTACTGGCATGGGAGCTAGAGCAGGGGGTATAGATGGTAAGGGTGGTTTCCCAGCTATACTCCACCCTAACGAAACCATTATAGACCATCATCAAGGACAATCAGGTGGTGTTGTTATTAATCAATCACTGAACTTTGCCACAGGTGTGCAAGATACAGTCAGAAACGAAGTGCTACAAATGTTGCCTGATATTGCAGAAACATCAAAAAATGCGGTGGCAGAAGCTATGCAAAGAGGCGGTAGTTTTAGGAGAACTATGCGATGATTATAGATATACCAACTAACACTAATTTTGCTTCTGTAACTTTCACCTTGAACAGAAACATAGCAGCTTCAAGATCAGTATTTACCAACAGACAAAGAACACAAGAATACGATGGGGTTTTTTGGACAGCACAACTGACATTACCGCCCTTGCAGAGATCAGATGCGGTAGAGTGGGTCACATTCTTAACGAGACTACAAGGAGTAAAGAATACCTTTTTGCTCGGTGATCCATCACATACTAGCAACTCTGGCACATACAACGAAACCTTTTTAGCAACTGACAATTTGATATCAGATACCAGTGAAACTTTATCATTTACAGCCTCAAGCAAAACAATCTCAGCAGCCAACAGTATTTTCACTTCTGCTTTAGCAGGTGCATTTATTTTAGTTTCAGGCGCTACTAATGATGAAAATAATGGTACATTCAAGATTACCTCAAAAACTTCTAATACTGCTGTCGTGGTAGATCGTGCTTTAGTTGATGAATCATCTACAGCAAGTTGTAAGGTACAGCAAAACGTCAAAGGTGTAACTGGTCTATCACTTAACAGATTATCGAGTGGTACAGGCACAATCAAAAAAGGCGACTATCTAGCGGTACACAATGCAGCTTCAGCGACCTCTGATCCTGTGCAGTATCTATTAGCTGTGGAAGATGCAACTGTGACTAGTACGAACTATGGTGTGAGAACAGAACCGAAACTGAGACAAGATATTACCAACGGACATTATGTAAAGTTTGCAACTCCTAAAGGACAGTTCAGATTAGCTTCTAACGAAGCTAATTGGTCTGTTAATCAAGCTAGTTTATATGGCATATCTTTCACAGCGATAGAGGTGATAAATGGCTAGTAGAGATATACCAACAGACATAACCAATAGATTAACTAATGACAAACAACAAATAGCTTTTGCAGTAAATCTAGCTTTTGATTCTGGTGCTGTCAATCTCTGGACAGGTACAGGCGATTTCACTGGTAGCGATGGCTTGACCTATGTTGGTGCTGGTGAGTTTTTAAATATTTCCAATCTCGAAGAAAGTGCAGAACTGTCATCAACCAATCTAACAATCACGATTTCAGGTCTTAACAACAAAATAATTGGCTATGCTGCCACAGAAAACTACCAAAGCAGACCAGTCACGCTGAATATGTTTTTCTTCCATCCTGATACTACTCAAGAGGTTGATAAAGTTATTTTGTTCAAAGGCAGAATAGATACTTTGACTGTCACAGAAGGCAATAGTTTTGCTGTAGTAGTGTCTTGTGAAAATCAGTTAATAGATTTGACCAGACCTAAAGATTTATTCTTCACTCCTGAGACCCAAGAATTTCTACATTCAGGCGACAAAGGCTTAGAGTTTGTACCAAAAATACAAGAACAAACTATCAACTGGGGTGGTTTGACAGGGGGCGGTACAGGTCGAGCAGCAGGAGATAGACCACCTTCACGACGATTCTAGTATGGGAAAGTTAAAAGATTTTTTTGAAGCTGTAGTTGGATTTGCAGCAGGTTCTACACTTGTAGGTTTAGTCTTAGGTACTGTACCACTTACAAAAGTAGTATCAACTTTTATAGGCGCAGTACAACAAAATTTTTTATATTTCGGTCTTAGCTATATTACAAGTAAAGGTTCTGAAGATACCGCACAAAGAAACTTAGGTATCAAAACAGCAGTCACAAACCCAGTAGCGCCCAGAAATGTAGTCTATGGTAAGACCAGAGTGGGTGGTACTATTGTCCAAAGAACTGTTAGCAGTAAATCAGGTTCGACATCTCAGAACGTGTTACACCACGTCATAGCTGTCGCTGGACACGAAATAAACAATATCACAAAGGTTTTTATAGATGGTGGTAAAGGCACAGTAGAACTAGATTTAAGTTCTGATTTTACCTCAGCTACTGAAAACAGCACCACAGTCTTTCGTTGCACTAATTCTGATTTTGTTAACGCTGATAACACTGATGCTTATACTGGCGGTAGTCTAATTAAATTAGCATTTGAAAAAGGCGATCAAACAGCAGCAAATGCCTATGCAGTAGCACAAATACCAAGTAGTAACTGGACAACAGATCACAAAATGTTAGGTATTGCTTTTGTTTATGTTAATTGTATTTATGACAGTGAAAAGTTTACTGCCATACCTACTTTCAGTTTTGAGGTTGAGGGTAAAAAGGTCTTTGATCCTGTGTCTAGCTCTACTGTTTACTCTACTAACCCAGCCTTAATTATCAGGGATTATTTAATGGATAGCACATATGGCTTCGGTGCGGTTGCTGATGAAATAAACGATGCTGCTTCTGGGGCAGGGTTCGTTCAAGCTAGAAGCGACTGTAACGATAGTGTCAGTATTACAGGTGGCTCTGAAAGTAGATTTACTTTAAATGGTGAGTTTGTGGCTACAGAAGAACCGCAACGTGTGTTAGAAACTATGTTGTCAGCTTGTGCAGGACAACTGCTCTACAACAATGGTAAGTTCTCACTCTTCGTTGGTAAGGGTCGAACAGCATCAGGCACAATCACAGACGATAAGATCTTAGCCCCTATCCAAATACAAACCAAAGCTTCTGGTAAAGATTTAGTCAATGGGGTCAAAGCTACTTATGTCAGACCAGATGACAAATATATAGCAGGTGAAATCACACCTTATAAAGACAGTACTTTCTTAACAGAAGATACCCCAACAGGTAAAGCTTCAGCCGATTATGAAAACTTTTTGGATTTAGCTTTCCCTTACACTCATTCAAGTTTCACTGCGCAAAGACTGGCACGAATAGCTTTGAATTATGAAAGACAAGATCAGACCCTTAGTGTACTTGTACCTTTGGATTTTCTCAGTCATCAGGTGGGTGATATTGTCAATCTTGACAACGATAGACTAGGTTACAGTGGCAAAGATTTTGAAATAATTGGTATGTCGTTCGAGTTTTTGAACGACCAATACCTAGCATTACGTTTGAGTTTGAAAGAATACAGCTCGACTATCTTTGACTTCTTTACTTATGTTGCAGACCCTACACTGCCAAGTGAACCGCCAAGCGGTGACAATACTGTCGGCTCACCGACTGGTCTGTCACTTGCTGAGTTCGTCAAAGATTCACAAGTCAGATTACATTTTATTAGGGCAACATGGACAAATAATGTTGATGATAAAATTGTTACGACAGAGGTAGCTTACAAAAAGTCAACGGATTCTAACTTCGATGCAGCAGATGTCAGTTACCCAAGCAACAGCTTTTCTTTTTACGTTGAACCAGCAACGACCTACAATGTCAAGGTTAGACATATAACTAATACTGGCGTTAGTAGTTCTTACACCGGTACTGTTGATCTGACAACTTCAGGCGGTCAAGTAACTTTAACTACAGGTACTATTAGTGGCATCACCATAGAATCTGGCAAACTTTATCAAGGCACAGGTACTTTCAACAACAGCAACACAGGCTTCTATATTGATAGTTCAGGACAGTTCTCACTGAAAGATAAGCTGTCTTTCAATGGCACAACGCTCAATATCTCAGGCAACTTGACAGTAGAGAACACAATCACTGCTGATAAGATCGTGGTTGGTGGTATAACATTAGACAATCTAATATCAGCTACGGATCAAGCTAGTAGTAATTATCTGACTACTTTCTCTGGGGCGGTCAAAATAGCTTCAGGTGGAGCTAGTGCTGGTTATCCAGCAGAGTTACAAATACAAGCAACTGAACATACCAACGCTATAGGCACACTGCAACAAAGTCAGACACAACTGACAATCAGGTCTCGGAACAATACTTCTAATGGCGCAATCGCTTTTCAAGGATTTAATGGTACAACACCAACTAACTATGGTAATTTCGATGCTTCAGGTAATCTCAACCTGAATCAAAACCTCGTAGTTAGTGGCGATCTAACAGTCTCAGGCACAACTACTACAGTTGATACAACTAACACGAATGTTAAAGACAACAACCTAACCCTGAACTATTCAACAGGAGATTCTAGCTCAACAGCCAATGGTGCTGGTCTGACGATCCAAGATGCAGTCAGCGCATCTACTGATGCCACTATCTTATGGGATAGTACAAATGACGAGTTCGATTTTTCTCATAAAATTACCACACCATCTATACAGACATCAGGTGCATCTACTATTGATGAATTGACAGTTACTAATGATGCTTTGTTTCAAGGTAGTATTGATGTAGGTGGTGGCACGATTGACTGTGGTGCAATAACTACAAGCGGTCTTTTAACTGTCGGTAGTGGTGCAGGAGCAATAAAAATAAATGAAAGTTTTATTACAGCAAGAAGCTCAGATAATGCAAATGACATAAATCTTATAGCCAATATAAATGTTTTAGATGCTGATGATATTGTAATTGGTTCTACATCAGGTCAAAGGTTTAACGATAATATTGTTTTGAGGACTGGTGGTGCTAATAGGGTTACGATAGATAGTTCAGGCCGAGTAGGTATTAATACTACTGACCCTAATGGACAAGGTTATAGTTTTGCTGAAGATTTAGTTGTTTTAGGTGGTAACTCAGCAGATGATGGTGTGGGTATTACACTAAGGGGTAATGGTAAACGCTACGGAGTGCTTGCTTTTGGTGATAATGCTGACCCTAATAGTGGTGAGATATTTTATGACCATACTGCTAACAGCATGTCATTCAGAACCAACGACCAAATTGCTGCAACTATAGACAGTTCGCAACGAGTAGGTATTGGTTACACAACCATTACAAGTTATAAATTTGCAGTTAATGGTTCTGCATATATAAATAATGGTATTTATTTACCTGATGGTAGTGCTTCATCACCTATTTTAAGTTTTGATTCAGATTCTAATGTAGGTCTTTTTAGACCAGCTGCTGATACTTTAGGCTTCACTACAGGCGGCTCTGAAATAATGCGACTCACTTCTACAGGTCTTGGAATCGGCACAACTAGCCCCACAGGTAAATTAAATATAGTGAGCGGTTCTTCAGGTAGTTATCTAGTAAATTTAGATTATAACGATGGTACTGATGGGGGCGGTTTTTTCCAATCAGGTTCGGTAGGTTTATCACTATTGCTTAAAAACGCTTCAGCTACACAAACAGTACAAATAGCTACAGCAGGTGATAGTTTCTTCAATGGTGGAGATGTGGGGATCGGTACGTCCAGTCCTAGTTCCGCTCTACACGTTAAAGGTGGCAGTACATCAACACCATCTGACTTTAGTGCTTTTATATCTAACGCTACCTTAAGGTCTGTTGTAAACCATTCTAATGAATATGGTTTGTATATGGGTTACGCTAATTCTTCGACAGATGCTTGTGCTATTCAAGCTGGTCGATCTAATGGTACAACTGATCCTTTACTATTGAATCCTTATGGTGACAACGTAGGTATCGGCACAACCAGCCCATCTTCAACTTTAGATGTAAATGGTGATGTAACCATAACAAACAAACTTATTCATTCTGGTGATACAGATACATTTATGAAGTTTGACACTAATCAAATAGGTTTTGTCACAGGAAATAGCACAAGATTTCAAATACAAACTAGCTTAGTTAGATTTAATCAAGAAGGTGTTAATCAAGATTTTCAAGTCTTTGGACAAAATGATGATAATCTCTTTTTTGCTGATGCAAGTACAGATAGAGTTGGTATAGGTACAAACAGTCCTAATTTTAAATTACATCTGAAAGATGGCACTAGCACAGCAGTCTATCAACAATTCTCTAATGACACTACAGGCAACACAACAGGAGATGGTACTGTTCTAGGTATAGATGCTGATGGTGATTTCTTAATTAACAACTTGGAATCCAAGACCATTAAATTATTTACAGCAGACACAGAGCGTTTAAGGGTTGATAGCTCAGGAAATTTGGGAGTCGGCACAAGCAATCCAGCAGTTAAGTTAGATGTTGTAGGTGATATAACAGCATCAGGATCAGGCGATAAGATTATTTCAGCTATTTCATCTGATGATGATGGCACTTTATTTCTAAGTGGAGCAGGGTCAGGGAAAGATACCCATATAGTTTTCGGTAATGACAGAGATTTATTTATATCTAAATCTTCAAGCACGACAGCAACAAGTGAAGGTACACCAGTTTTAACTTTAGGTAGTAACAATAATGCCACCTTTGCAGGTAATGTTGGTATCGGTACAACCAGTCCGGCAGTTAAGTTAGATATTGTAGGTGATACTAGAATAAAAGCTTCAAGCACTACAGCAACAGCCCTAACAATAAAACGTAGTTCAAGTTCTGGTCGAGCACAAATGGCTTTTACTGATGAAAGTGATAATCAAATATTCCGTATAGGTATGACTGGTGCAGGAAGTGAAAACTTCAGCTTTTTTGATGGTTCTACAAATATTTTGGATCTGAATAGAAGTTCTAATACTGCGACCTTTTCGAATGACGTTTTAATTAGTAATGGAAGTTTAATCGTCAATCAAGAGGGTCAAGGCATACACCTACTGTCAGCAAATGGTACAGAATACAAATTAACAGTTAGTAATGCAGGTGCATTGGTAATTACTGAACAATAGGGTACAATTCTGATATGGCAATAGCATATACATGGGATGTAGCAACAGTCGATACTTACCCATCACATTCAGATGGTAGCAATACCAAATCAGATGTTATTTACAATGTCCACTGGCGTTTAAAAGGCACAGATGACACTAACAAGGATGCCGAGGGCAACTTCCACACAGCAGAAACTTACGGCTCACAAAGCCTAGATGTTTCAGATCACACCAGCTTCAAAGCTTTTGCTGACGTGAAACAAGCCGATGTTCAAGCTTGGGTAGAAGCAGCAATAGGCTCTACCAAAGTGACTGCTTTGAAAGCTAATATAGATGCCCAAATAGCAGAGAAAGTGACACCAACATCTGTCGTTAAGACAATCAGCAGTTAATGTTGTATGATTTACTTATGTGGATTTTAGACATTGTAATTTATGTGTTAGCTTTCGTTGGATTAGCTAACATTATTATCAGACTTTATCCAACACCTAAAGCTAATTGGAACATCAAGCTTTATGATTTTATAGATTATTTATCATTGAGAAAAGGAGTTACCAATGGCAGAAGAAAAAAATAAAAAACCTACTTACGAAGAGCTTGAAAAAAGCAACAAAGAGCTAAAAGATACTTTAGATGCTCGTAGCAAACTGCTTGATTATTATGTAAATCGTTGTTTAATGTTAGAACAACAAAGCATACTTGATAAGGCACAATCTGAGCAAAAGATGGTCATGGAGAAAAAGGAGCAAACATGAGTTGGTGGGCAAAGTTTATAGACGTGATGACTGGCACACATCGTAAAAAAGTTCGTGCTAGAAACGACAAAGGTCAATATATAGGTGACGACAAATCAACACCTGATGTTAATGAGGCTTACAAGGAAATAAGGGTAAAAACTAAGAAAAAGTAAAAGGGCTGGTACAACCTTTTATTCATATTGATTTCCTAAATATATTCTCGAGACCAGCCCTTTTCTTGTTATGGAAGATCTAGTTTTAGTTATACAACAGTTAGGGTTTCCGATAGCTGCTGCTGTCGGTTTAGGTTTTTTTATCTACAAGCTTATCATGCGGATAGTAGATGGCATGGAAAGCAAGTTAGATGTGGTAGATGAAAAGGTGGCAGAGCAGATTAGTGCTATGGAACAAAGGTTGGGTACTAAGCTAGATTCACAACATGGTATCTTGGTAGCTCTGATTGACAGAATCAGAAGTCTTGACAATGAGATTATAAGACAGGACACTTTAATCAAGACTATTTTGGGTGTGCCACAACTGATAGAGCCAAACAAGATAGCCAAGGCAGATAGAGATGACCAAAGAAAAGATTGACGATTACTATACAAGCAAACACAAGCGAATGGGCTGTGCGATATTTTTAATCCCTTTACTAGCACTGCCCCTCTTCGCTGACGAAATCAAGTTTCAATTCAAGTCTCCGTCTTTCAGTGGCCTAGGCACGTCAGCGCATTATCTCACAATAGAGAATCAAGAGTTCACCAGAAGCGAAACTATTAGACTTGAGCTGGAAGCGAAGCTAGAAGAACAACTCAGAGAAAAAAACAATACTTTACTAGAAAGATGGAAAAACAACTTGCAATCCAGAATACTATCAAACATCTCCAGACAGATTACAGATTCTTTATTTTCTGACGATCCACAACTAACAGGGTCGTTTGTGTTGTTTGACAATGTGATTAGTTGGGATAGCGATGGACAATTTATCACTCTAAGCATATATAATACTCTTGATGGCACAACTACTGAAATTACTATTCCTGTCAACTCTTTCGGTTTTACTGATTAGTTGCGCAACTCATAGAGAATACATCTCACCCTGTTTAACAAACCCAGACAACGACTATAAAGATGTTGTAACTATCATAGGAAAAGCCGAGTGTTTTTCTAAATCTGCTTTTGTTAATGAACCTATTACAGATGCCATCACCAAAGTTGGGGTAGCAAATGTGCAGCCCATAGTGGCTGTATATAAGTTTCAAGACTTGACAGGGCAACGTAAATCTATAGATGGCTATGCTAGTTTTTCGACAGCTATGACCCAAGCGCCAGAAACTTACTTGATTCGTGCCTTGAAACAATCTAAATTTTTTAGGGTAGTAGAGAGGGTTGGCATAGATCATATTACTAGAGAACGTCAAATCATCAGATCCACTAGACAGAAGTTCGATGACGAGACTGAGGAGTTGCCTTTACTCTTTGCAGGTATTTTGTTTGAGGGTGGCATCATTGACTACAACACTAACCTCTTGTCAGGTGGTATTGGTGCTAGGTATCTAGGCATAGGCAACAGCAAACAATATCGTGAAGATACTGTCATTGTCGCTATGCGGATAGTTTCAGTTAGTACAGGTGAAGTTTTACTAGAAAACTTAACTACGAAAACTATTTTATCGGTTGGTTTATCTAATGATTTTTTTCGCTATATTGCCGATGGCACTAAGCTGGTGGAGTTCGAGACAGGCAATGCTATGAACGAAAGCAAATCCATTGCTTTGCAAAGTGCTATTGAAATAGGTATAGTAAATATTATTGAACAGGGCATTGAACGAGGCTACTGGTCGGTGAAAAACTTATGAGATTTTTAATTATATTTTTCATTTCATTTGGTGTATATGCAGATAATGAGATCTTTGTCTCACAGACAGGGGCTAATGCTGCAATTAAGTTGGAACAGCTAGGTAGTTCTAACCTCATGGGTGGTACACAAGCAACGTCTGGTAGCCTCACTGCTTTGGGTCTCAGTGGTAGCGATATGACACTCACCATCAATCAAATAGGCTCAAGCAATATCTTTAGAGCAGATGACTTCAATGGTGACAATGTCACAGCTTATTGGAACTTTGCTGGTGATAGTAACGTCTTTGATGTCGTTATGAATAGCTTAGAAGCCAACTCTAGTGATTATGTCAACCTCAATGTCCAAACTACAGGTAGTAGCAACACCTTTGATCTAGCCATTGCTGAAGATAGCGATGCCAGTTATCTAGACTTAGACTGGATTATTGATGGTGACAGCAACACATTTGATTTTGACATAGACTACGAATACGCTACTAATTACATGGACATCTTAGGTGACAGCAACGAACTGACATTCTCTGGTAGTGGTTATGCTGGTACTTCTGCCACAAATTCTGGCTACTTTTACCTAGACTTAGATGGTTCTAGTAACACTTTCAACATTACACAGGCTTCGACACTAGCAAGAGATTACCTTAAAATAACTGCTAATGGCTCGAATAGCACTTTTTGTATTGTGCAAAATGATGGTGGCACTGCCACTTCATGCTGACACGATAGGCGATATTTCAGAACTTAAAGGCTTTGGACAGATAGTTCGAGACCAACCTTATCCAGCAGTCTTAGATTTTGCCATAGAATCTTACGACAACGTACAGACTAGGGCAGGTCGTGTCGCTATTACCTTCTTAGACAACACACAAGTCCGTTTAACAGAACATTCTAATTTAGTCATAGACGAGTATATCTACAACCAAAACAACAGCTCTATGACCCTTAAATTCGCTTCTGGCACTATCAGATTCATTAGTGGGGCGTTGGATAAGCAAAAGGTCAAACTAACGACTGACAGCGCTGAGATCGCCATTTTGGGTACAGACTTTACTGTCACAACCACAGAGTTTGGTTCTAGTCTGATAATCTTATTGCCAGATCAATTCGGTAATGCTAGTGGTGAGATTATTGTCTCGACAGGAGCAGGGCAAGTCACCCTGAATCAACCCTATCAAGCTACCACAACCAGTGTCTTTGAATCAGCACCCACCAAGCCAGTGACCTTAGATATTACGTTGGATTTTATAGACAATATGCTTATCATCAATCCGCCTAAAGAAGTCGTTGTGCAAGAAGAAGAAAGCCGACAACAGACTGACTATTTGGATTACAACGAATTAGATGTGGATTTATTGGCTGAAGATTTTCTCAAGCTTGATGAAGATTTTGAGTTTACTGAGTTGGATATAGATTATCTTGATGTCAACTTTTTAGAAGATCTGTTAGATGTCTTGGATGCACTAGATACAGGCGAGGAACAAGATCAGTTAGCCATCAACCTAGAATCAGCCAACATTAGTGGAACAAGCATAGGGCAAGATACCGAAACTCAGATTACAACCTTTTTACAGGGTGAACGCTTGTCTATGCAAAGGGTAGTCAATCAACAGGCTTATCTTGATTTAGATAGCAGTGGCGCATACACAGTCATCTTCATCCAAGATGGGGTCAGTAAGACTGTCAAAATCAATGGTGGGTCATCATCTAGTATTACCATTACCCAAAACCCATGATAAGAATAGGCTTGGCACTCATAACTTTGTTAGCTTTACCACTAGCATTACAAGTCACACCCTTAGAGATTCTAAAGCTGAAAGTCTTTGATACTTTTGTGGAGAAACATAAACCAAGCGAATACTTTACCATCTTAAATATAACTGACAGTGATGTTAGGGCAGAGGGTGGTTATCCCTTTCCAAGACAAAGATTGGCAGAAATCAACGAGCAAATCATGGCAAAGGGCGCATTGGGTGTAGGTTTTGTTATATCCTTTATAGACAAAGATCGGTTTGGTGGTGACAGCTTGTTCCTCAATTCCATACAACAGCATAGTACAGTTGTTGCCACCTTCGAGACTGACAATGGCTTATATCCTAAACCTACAGGTACAGTCTTATTAGGTGAAGAAACGACAGGCATACAGCTACAAGGATATATGCCAAACATACCTTTGATAGCTGACGTGGCACTTGAGGGTATGGTTTCAGCCCCAGTTGATGCCGATAATTTAGTAAGACGATTACCTTTGCTACTGCAAACACCTGATGGCTGGATTCCTAGTTTCGGCACTCAGGTACTCAAAAGCCTAGTGGGTGCTGACACTTTTATTATCAAAACAAATCAAGCTGGTATAGAAGAAATCAGGGTTAGAGGTTTACCGCAGACCAAAGTGGACAGTTTAGGGCGACAATGGATCAGTTGGGTTGACACACCCCAAACTACACTGCAAGAAATGGCTGTCAAAGATAAGTTTGTGTTTGTTGGTGTGACAGCTAAAGGGGTTATGCCTCAACTAGCTACACCAGTCGGTCTGTTAGAGCCACACAAGATACAAGCTTTTTTAGCTGAATCAATGCTTATACCTAACAGCCCTTACATACCATATTGGCATTTAGTGGCTGAATTATCTGCTTTGCTGATTTTGTGTGTCTTTATTTGGCTTGTAAGCTCTTTTCTAGGTCTTACTTGGTCTATCACCCTTGGTTCTGTAATCTTTTGCTCTACAGCTTTATATGGCTACTACACGATCAGAACAGGTCTTTTGCTGGATTTTAGTTACACTTTGATATCAGAGTTTGTGACAGCTAGTGTCGCTTACTATTTAAACTTCCGTAAACAGTACAAATTACGTCAACAAATCAAAAAACAGTTTGAGCATTACCTTGACCCAAGACAAGTCAAACGTCTGCAAGACGATCCAAGTTTGCTGAAGCTTGGTGGCGAGAAGCGTTATTGCACATATTTATTTACAGATGTCAGGGGTTTTACTGTGTTGTCAGAAACTAAATCACCAGAGGAAGTCACAGCTATTATGAACAAAGCATTAACCATACAAGCCAAAGCTGTACAAGAGCATGGTGGTATGGTTGATAAGTATATTGGTGATGCGATGATGGCTATATTTAATGCGCCCATAGATTTAGCAAAACATGAAGAGGCAGCAATCAAAGCTGCTCTACAAATAAAACACGAAATGCAAGAAGCACAGTTAGGTATTGATATTGGTATAGGGATAAATGCAGGAGAAGCTGTGTTAGGTAATATGGGGTCTGATGCACGATTTGACTATACTGCCATAGGTGATGCCGTAAATACAGCAGCACGATTAGAAAGTGCTACTAAAGAAGTTGGAGTAGATTTATTAATTGGTGAAAGTACCGCACAAGCAGTTGATTATGAGTTACAATCATTGAAGCCGATCAAAGTGAAAGGCAAAGCAAAACCGCTAAAAATATATACTTATGGTTGAAGCATTTATATATAACTGTGAATTAGATCGAGTAGTCGATGGTGATACTATTGATGTACACATTGATTTAGGCTTTGGAGTTTGGCTCTACAAACAAAGAGTACGGTTGCATGGTATAGACACACCAGAATCCAGAACCAGAAACAGAGCAGAGAAAGCTTTAGGTCTATTAGCTAAAGCCAGATTAGCTGAGTTATGCGGTGAAGAGTTGCTGGTCAAGAGTTTAGGCAAAGGCAAGTATGGTAGAATCTTAGGCATACCTTACACCAAAGACGGAGAAGATATTTGCCAAAAATTAATAGAAGAAGGTCACGCTGTCGAATACTTTGGTGGCACAAAAAAGAAAGTCTGGGGGTAAGATGAAAATATCAGAAGAGGGCAAAGCCCTTATAAAAAAGTTTGAAGGTTGTGAGTTAGAGGCCTATCAATGTCCAGCAGGGGTCTGGACAATAGGTTATGGACACACTAAGGGCGTACAGCAGGGCGATATTTGGTCACAAGCTAACGCTGACGAAATGTTAGATATAGAGCTAGAAGAGTTTGAGGGCTACATCAATGAGCTGGTTGATGTGCAGTTAGAACAGCATCAGTTCGATGCTTTGGTGGCTTGGGTCTATAACTTGGGCGCTGGTAACTTAATTAGTTCAACCTTGTTGGTTAAGCTCAATGCTGGTTTGTACGAAGATGTACCACATGAAATTAAAAGATGGAACAAAGCTAATGGCGAAATTTTAGAGGGGCTTGTCAGAAGGCGATTGGCAGAAAGTCTGCTATGGTCTAACAAGGACTGGTCAGAGGTCTAGCTTTTTAATACTAGCCGTCTTACGTCTGATGGTATAGCCATCTTTGGCAGGTACAACTTTCTCGGGTTGGGGTTTGTAAGTAGTCGATCCCCAAGTAACTTTGTATTTGTAGTTGCGACCAACTTCAGCAGCACCCATCTTACTCTGTATATAAATTTGTGATTTCTCTACTTCTTCATTGAGCAACTTAATCTTTTCTTTATTGTCCATGATTCTGTCTAAATGGAAGCCACATTCATCGTCACTTAGATCTACTTCCTCTTGTTTACTAACAGGGTGCATAATCTGTAGATCGGGTAAGACTTGGGGTGCATACCAGTCTTGCTCTTTGATACGTCTTTCAAAGTCAGTTATGATGTCTTTGAGTTCTTTTTCAAAGGCGAAGTCTCTGCGCAACAGGAACATCTTAAAATCGTTGGTATTATGCAGGGTTGACACAAGCCCCCACGAATACCCACATATTGCGCAGAGCGCCTTCGTTTGTAGGACACCTCGCCAGAGTGGTGGTTTACCATCTGATTCTGGTAATTGTCTAGTTGTTTTGATTTCAATAATGCCTTTACCATCGAGCAAAATGTCTTGGTCATCTTCAGTATAGGTAAGCTCATTGTCTGGTTTGATGATTAGGTTTTTGGCGTAAGCAGTACCATCAATAGAACCTTCGAGGGGAAAATCTAAGTGCTGTACAGCTTGGTTTATGCTAACTTCTACATTAGTCAAACCTAACTTTTCAGCAGAAAGCTCTATCAATGGTTTCTCTAATATGTTACCAATCTCGATCGGCATATTGTTTTTGTCTGATCTAACATCGACACCCGCTCTGGCATCTATCCTAGACTTCAAGTATTCATTCTTAGTTTCATAAGGTGACACACCAAACAAAACTGGTATGCCTGAACAGGAAGCGTGTTTGTCGCTGGATAACTTACCGAGTGCTTTGTCCATCTTGTTTTGCTAGGTACTGGTTAATAATCATGTCCGCTATGCCTTTCATTTTGAGGTTATTCTTTAGGCAATACGACTTTAGTTTCTTGTGTGTCTTGTCCGTAATCATTAAGGTTTTTAATTTAATCATGCTAGTAGTATAAGGGCATAAATAAAAAAGTATATACTTTTTTACAATAAAGTATTGTTTTTTATACAAAGCTAGTTTAGGGTTGTAGGTATAGGAGATTATATGATAGATCAAAAAATTGACAGACTAATACGTTTATCAGATAAATGTTTCGCCAAAGGGCAGACAGAGAGAGGAGATAAGTGCTGGGCAGAAGCTCAGCGCTTGGTGATGCAGAGAGATAAGTGCCGACACCATGAGGCATTCAATTACATAGTGGGGTACAAGTATGACTAAGCAAGATTTATACGATGTTATTGGTGGCATATTCTTAGTTGTGATCTGGTCGTTAATTATCATTATGATGTTTGGCTTATGAAGAGAGAAAGCATCAAAAAAGAGTTTTTAAGTTATGCCATTAACAAAATGATCTGGTGTAATTATGAACGCTTTCAGTATGGCGAACCAGAGTTCGCTGATGTTGAAAGTTTTATTAAACATTATCCACATATTTTGGATGATTGGCTAAATGAGAAGAAGGAGTAATTATGTCTTTTTTAGAATTAGACGATAAGGAAGGTCTAGGTATGTATATTAAACATGACTTTAGGCTGGGTAAATTCGTAATAAATAACGCTGAAGGTGTTGAGCCTTTGGACTTTGAATATATGTTAATTGATACAGATTTTCAGACTGGCTATGGTAAATACGATGGTCAGTATCAATTTGTCTGGGATCAGCAGGTAGGTGTCAAACCTGATAACGCTAAAGATCTTGTGGCACAAGATTACAAGAGAGCTTTCTCAGCTAGAATCTACATAAAAGATAAAGGTGTATATCTCTGGCAAAGGTTTGGTTTATTAGAAGGTCAAACTTTTGATGAAGCTATGTCGGCTGCATGGAAGCATAAAGAAGAGGGTAAAGTGCCTTGTTTCAAATATGCTGGGTCAGAGAAGATTACCTTTTCAGGCGGCGCTAGTGGCTTCAAAGGTAAGCTCGAATATGTCAAATGGGTTGATAAACCAGCCGATTTTGACGAGCCAGTAGAGATGCAAGACAAGCCATCAGACGACCTAGAAGATGGGATACCCTTCTAATGAAAGTTAGCAGGAAGTTAATGGTAAACGGCTAGGTGAGGTCGATATGTATGGTTGATCCTGCTAACTTGTCTTATCAATCAACCATACAACTCACCACTTATTATGACTAAAGACAGCCAAAACCCTAGTGGTGTATCTGATATATCTCCTATAAGTGTTGAGACTGCTAGGGTGCATGGCTCTGAGACTAAGCTATGGGTTGAGAATTTAGGATCTATTTTAGATAAAAAATATCCCAAGCCTGAACCTTTGATTGAGGGTTTGCTGCATAGTGGTACACAAACTATTCTGTATGGTCGGTCTGGTTCAGGTAAGTCTTACATAACCCAAAAGCTCATGTTGCACTTAGCTATGGGTTTGGACTTTGGTTACTATCAAATACCTAAGTCTTGCAAGATCTTGTATGTTGATGGCGAGATGTTGCCTTCATCTTTACAAAGCAGATACCTTAAAATGAAACCTAAGTTGTCTAACATGGATGATTGGGTGACAGCATTAGAGAATCTACATTACTGTTCTAGGTTTATTCAGCCTGAGTTCAAAGAATTAAATATAGAGACGGGTCAATATGAGTACAGACAATATCCAGAGATGATGCTCAGAACCTTAGACGACAAAGAGAATATGCAACAACTAATGAACACCATAGACATACATGAGTACGAAGTAGTGGTCATGGATAACATCTTTACCCTCTTTGCTTTCGAGGATTTTAGTAGTCCAACAGAGTGGCTTATCCATGTCCAACCTTTTTTGAACTGGTGTCGGCAAAAGAACATCACAGTTTGGATTGTGGATCACGCTAGAAAAACCTCAAGTGTAGGGGGTAACTCAGCCCTGTATGGCACTATGGTTAAGACTGTGACTTTAGACTTGCTTATCAATGTTGAATCAGAAAAGAAAGAAATAGACTACGATGACGACACTGACATAGAGTTCGGTTTCAAGTGGACATTTGAAAAAGCCAGACACTTGACAGCCTTAGAGCAAGAAGAGGTTGAGTTTGAAATTAAGAATGGTGATATATTGGTGGTTGAGAATCCTTACAAGAAACAAATGACCGAGGCTAAGAAATACTACGAACAAGGTATGCCTCTGCGCAAGATACAAGAAACATTGTTAGAGGAGATCAACTACAATGTTTCACATAGTAAGATCAACAGGTGGGCGAAGAAAGAAGGATGGGTTAGACCAATAACATGAAAGCATTAAGAAATGTTAGCAGACAGAGGATGGTTAGCGCCAAAAAAAATAAAAACGATGACTTTTACACATCCTTATCTGACATAGAAAAAGAAATTAAACATTATAAAAAACACCTCATTGGCAAAACTATCTATCTAAATTGCGATGACCCAAGAATAAGCAATTTTTTTCATTACTTTTCTTATAACTTTAAACAACTAGAATTAAAAAAACTATATTCAACAGCATACAAAAATAATCAAATAGATCTTTTCAGCAACAATAATCAGGAAAAAGGAATATTGTTGGAATATTCTGGTGACAAAAACGATAATAAAATACCAGACTTAGAAGAAATCAGCATCACCAACCTTAATGGAGATGGAGATTTTAGAAGTAGTGAATGCATTGAAGTCTTAGAAAAATCTGACATAGTTGTAACTAACCCGCCATTCTCATTATTTAGAGAATATGTGCAGCAACTTATCGAACACGATAAAAAATTTATAATTATGGGGCACCAAAACGCGATTACATATAAAGAAATTTTCTCCTATATTAAAGAAGGTAAAATTTGGTTAGGCCATGACAATGGTGGTACAAAATGGTTCGAAGTTAAGAATCACTATGAAATAAAAACAAAATCTCGCCAGAAAACTGAAAATGGTAAAAAATATTTCAGTATGGGCAATGTTGTTTGGTTTACAAATTTAGAAATTCAAAAAAGAAAAGAAGAAATAATTTTATACAAAAAATACACAAAAAATGAATACCCAGCTTACGATAACTACAATGCTATTAATGTAGATAAGGTAACAGAGATTCCATTTGATTATGATGGATATATGGGTGTGCCAATAACATTTTTGGATAAACACAACAAAAATCAATTTGATATTTATGGAATTATGAATACTGGTGAAGAAAATAAAGGAATAAGATATCCAGACACTCTTCACGGGAGACCAATAGTTGATGGCAAGGAAAAGTATTTAAGAATATTGATAAAAAATAAGGATAGGTGAGACCGACGAAATGAAACAAATGACTTTAAATTTGCCAAGCGCTAACACATATGAGCCAAACCAAGACACTACTTTAATTGTAAGTTTCAGTGGTGGTCGTACGTCTGGCTACATGACCTATCAACTTTTACAACAAAAAGATCAGTGGAAAGACGTTATTGTCATATTTGCAAACACAGGACAAGAGCATGAAGAAACTTACAATTTCATCAACAAATGCGATAAATATTTTGCGTTCAATACAGTTTGGATAGAAGCTGAGATCAATAAACAAAAAGGCAAAGGTACGAGAGCAAAAGTAGTCAACTACGAGACAGCATCCAGAAAAGGTGAGCCTTTTGAAAAAATGATAGCTAAGTATGGTATGCCTTTTTCCAAATCACCAATTTGCACAAGAGAGCTAAAACAATATGCCATACAAGCATATTTGCGAAATATATGTCCAAAAGAGCACAGAATGATGGCAATAGGCATAAGGTCTGATGAAGCAATCCGTATGGCAAAAAATGCAGTTAGTGAAAATCTTTGTTACCCTTTAGTAGAATGGGATATTGATAAGCAAGATGTTTTAGATTGGTGGGAAGAGCAGATTTTCGACCTGCAAATACCAGAACATTTTGGCAACTGTGTTTGGTGTTGGAAAAAATCTTATAAAAAACTAATGACTATAATGTTAGAAGATCCACAGGCTTTTGACTTTCCAGAACGCATGGAAAAAAAATACGGACAGACAGGGGCTATGGCACAAAATTTAGGCAAAAGAGGTTACTTAAAGAATCAAAGCAGTATGCGTTTTTTTAGAGGCTGGAAGTCTGTGCAAGACATAAGAGATATGGCTCACGATGGTTTCGACAAATTTATAGATTTACATCATTTACATATCACTAATGGTTGCGAAGATTCTTGTGAACCATTTTTAGATGAACAACCAATAACAATAATTGATGATAAAAATTAGTGAATATATATGTATCATATATCCCCCTCTAAGAGGGGTATATGATGATACAAATAATATGTTCAGGAATAAAGGGCTTCAGAGGGGGCTGTAACAGAGGTAGTAAAATGAGTGATACAAAATATAATCCGTTAGAAAAACAAATCTCAGGATCGCATTATAAAAATTATGAGGTGCAACCTGTAGAGTTCTGTCAGAGAAATAAACTTAACTATTGTGAATCAGCAGCGATTAAATACTTATGTCGGCATAGAGATAAGAATGGCATAGATGATTTACTAAAAGCCAAGCACTATATAGAATTACTAATAGAAATAGAATATGCAAATCAAGATCAAAGACAATATTAAGCAATTCACTAAAGGTTTATCGAGCTTTGAGAAAAAACAAATACCTTTTGCTGTAGCTAGTGGAATCAATACAACATTATTTGGTCTGCGAAAAGAAATGGGTAAGCAAACAGTTAAGAAGTTGGACAGACCTACACCAGCTACACAGAAAGGTTTCACAATTAAAAAAGCTAACAAAAGAAATCTGTCAGGCGTATTAGCTATTAAAGATTTCGTAGCAGATTATTTGAAATACCAGATTGATGGCGGCACAAGGCAGACTGGTAAGAAGATACCAGTACCATACACAGAGAACGCTAGGCTAAACAAGTTTGGTAACATACCAAACAAAAGAAAAGGTTTGATTAAACGACCAGCAAAACAATTCATAACAAAGATTGGTGGAGTGTCAGGTGTATTTGAGAAAAGCGGTAGAGGCGGTAAACAATTAAAACTTATAATTGCCTTTGAGGATAGTGTTACTTATGACAAGAAACCCTTTCCTTTTTACAAGATTGGTAAGGGATATATAAACAGTGTTTATAGTAGAAATCTTGCCAAAGCTTTCAAAAGGGCTATGAGGACAGCGAAAAAATGACAAAAAGCTTTGAAAGTCTCTATATATACAGTATAGGGGGTACATATAGGTACTTACCTGTATACGCTATGCAGGTTATTCGCGATG